GATGGAGGGCTATCACCAGGGGGCGAGCAACGCCGGGCGGCCGATGCTTCTGGAAGGCGGGCTGGACTGGAAGCCGATGGGCTTCTCGCCCTCGGACATGGAGTTCCAGAAGACCAAGGAGGCGGCGGCGCGGGAGATCGCGCTGGCCTTCGGGGTGCCGCCGATGCTGCTGGGCATACCCGGCGACGCGACCTATGCCAACTATGCCGAGGCGCACCGGGCGTTCTACCGGCTGACGGTGCTGCCGCTGGCGACGCGGGTTCTGGCGGCGGTGGCGCACTGGCTGTCGCTGCACATGGGCGGCGCGGTGGAGTTGCGGCCCGACCTTGACCAGGTGCCGGCGCTGGCGGCCGAGCGCGACCAGTTGTGGGGCCGGATCGGCGCGGCCGATTTCCTTGACGACGACGAGAAGCGCGCGGCGCTGGGGCTGCCGCCGCGCGCGGGGGCGTGACGGTGATGCGCGGCGGCGGGTCACGCTATCTCAAGGAACCGTTCGATTGCACGCATGGCCCGCGGATCGAGAAGAACGAGGAGATCATGGCGCTGCGCTTCGCCACCGTCGAGGCGCGGCTGGTGCGGATCGAGGCGCTGATCGAACGGCTGGAGCGGCGGGTCTGGATGATCGTCTTCGGGGTGGTCGCGGTGGTGCTGGGCGAGGCGGTGCAATCGCTGGCCGGCTTGCCGGCGGTATGAAGGAGCGGGGCGTGCAGGAGAGACTTGAGACGAAACGGGCGCAGGACGCGGCCGGGATCGTGGCCGAGGGCCTGGTGGTGGCGGGCTATGCCTCGGTCTTCGGGCGGGTGGACGGCGGCGGCGACGTGGTGATGCCGGGCGCCTACGCGCGCGGGCTGGCGCGGCTGGCGGCGCGCGGCGGCCGGGTGCGGATGCTGTGGCAGCACGATGCGACGCGGCCGATCGGGGTGTGGGACGAGGTGCGCGAGGACGGGCGCGGGCTGTGGGTCAGTGGCCGGTTGCTGGCCGATGTGGCGCAGGCGCGCGAGGCGGCGGCGCTGTTGGCGGCCGGGGCGATCGACGGGCTGTCGATCGGCTATCGGGCGGTCAGGGCGGAACGCGATGGCCAGGGCCGGCGGGTGCTGACCGAGATCGATCTTTGGGAAGTGTCGCTGGTGACCTTTCCGATGCAGGGCGAGGCGCGGGTCGGGGCCAAGGCGGCCATAGGCCTGCGCGCGCTGGCGCAGGCGCTTGCGCAGGCGCGGCGGAGGCTGGCCGGGGCCTGACGGCCGGCAGGCCCGAAGGGGCGTTTCCAACGAAAGGTGAGACGATGACGAAGACCGAGACGAAGGCTCGGGCCGGGGCGGGTATGTCCGCCGGCGGCCCGGAAAGCGACGAGGCGCTGGCCGCGGCGGTGCTGCGCGACCTCGGCGCGCTGGAAGAGCAGGTCAGCCGGCGGCTGACGGCGCAGGAAGACCGGATCGCCGCGCTCGATCGCAAGGCGGCCGCGGCTTCGGCGCGGCCGGCCCTGTCGCGCGCGGTGCAGCAGGAGGCGCCGCATCGCAAGGCCTTTGCCGCCTATCTGCGGCATGGCGACGACGACGGGCTGCGCGGGCTGGTGCCGGAAGGCAAGGCGATGTCGACGGCGGTGGCGGCGGACGGTGGCTACCTTGTCGATCCGCAGATGGCCGAGACGATCCGCTCGTCCTTGCGGGCCAATGCTTCGATCCGGTCGATCGCCAGCGTCGTGACGGTCGAGTCGGGATCGTTCGACGTGCTGGTCGACCGGTCCGAGCTGGGATCGGGCTGGGCGACGGAAACCGGCGACACGGTCGAGACCGACACGCCGCAGTTCGAGAAGATCACGATCCCGCTGCACGAGTTGTCGGCGATGCCGAAGGCCAGCCAGCGGCTTCTGGACGACGCGGCCTTCGACGTCGAGAGCTGGCTGGCGCAGCGGATCGCGGAGCGGTTCGCGCGGGCCGAGGCGGCGGCCTTCATCTCTGGCGACGGCAACGACAAGCCGATGGGGTTCATGACCCACACCTCGGTGCCCGAGGAAGAATGGTCCTGGGGCAAGATCGGTTTCGTGACGACCGGGGTGAGCGGCGATTTCGCGGCCGCGAATCCGGCCGACGCGATCGTCGACCTGGTCTATGCGCTGGGCGCACGCTACCGCGCGAACGCGAGTTTCGTGATGAACTCGAAGACCGCGGGCGCGGTTCGGAAGATGAAGGATGCCGACGGGCGATTCCTGTGGACCGACGGGCTGGCGGCGGCGGAGCCGGCGCGGCTGATGGGCTACCCGGTTCTGCTGTCCGAAGACATGCCGGACATCGGAACCGGCGCGATCGCGATGGCGTTCGGCGATTTCGCGGCCGGCTACACGGTGGCGGAACGGCCCGACCTGCGAATCCTGCGCGATCCGTTCTCGGCCAAGCCGCATGTGCTGTTCTACGCCTCGAAGCGCGTCGGCGGCGATGTCAGCGATTTCGCGGCGATCAAGCTTCTCAAGTTCTCGGTCTCCTGACCGGGAACGCGGCGCCGGCCGGGCGACCGGCCGGCGCGAACGGGTACTTTGCGCTGGAGACCTTGATGCTGACAGAACTCGATCCCCTTGCCGATGCCGCCCTGCCGGTGGCGGAGTTTCGCGATCACCTGAAGCTGGGCACCGGCTTTGCCGACGCCGATGCGCAGGACGGCGCGCTGGGGGCCTATCTGCGCGCGGCGCTTGCGGCGATCGAGGGGCGGATCGGCAAGGCGCTGATCGCGCGGCGGTTCCGCTGGCGGATCGCGGCCTGGCGCGCGCCGGATGCGCAACCGCTGCCGCTGGCGCCGGTGAGCGAGATCCTGGCGCTGGAGACCGTGGACCGCGACGGCACGGTTGTGGCCGTTCCGCCGGGCCGCTTCGTGCTGGTGCCGGATTTCCAGCGCCCGAAGATCGCGGCGACCGGTGCGGCATTGCCGGCGATCCCGACGGAGGGGACCGCGCAGATCGAGTTCCGCGCGGGCTTCGGCGCGGCCTGGACGGATGTTCCCGTCGACTTGCGGCAGGCGGTGCTGATGCTGGCGGCCCGCTACTACGAGGGCCGCCACGAAGGGGCGCTGCAGGCCGGCGGCACGGCGCTGCCGTTCGGGGTGCTGGCGCTGATCGAGCGCTGGCGCACGGTCCGGGTGCTGGGCGGGGGGCGGACATGAGCCTGCCGCGGCTGACGCGGGCGCTGGTGCTGGAGACGCCGGTGCGGGAGCCGGACGGGGCGGGCGGTTTCCGCACCGGCTGGCAGGACCTGGGAACGCACTGGGCCGAGGTGGTGGCGCTATCGGCGGGTCGGCAGGCGGAGGAAGGGCTGGCGCCGCTGCGCCCGCGCCACCGGATCACGCTGCGCGCGGCGGCGCCCGGCTCGCCGGCGCGGCCGCGGGCCGGGCAGCGGCTGCGCGAGGGGGCGCGGATCTTCGCGATCCGCTGGGTGAGCGAGCGCGACGCGGAGGGCCGGTACCTGGTCTGCTTCGCCGAGGAGGCGGTGGCATGAGCTATCTCGGCGGCGCGGCGGTGCAGGCCGCCATCCATGCCCGGTTGATCGCGGATCCCGGGGTGGCGGCGGCGGTGGGCGGCGCGGTTTACGACGAGGTGCCCGCGGGCGGTGCGGCAGGCACCTACGTGACGATCGGCGAGGAGGTGGTGCGCGACCGGTCGGACAAGGACGGGCCGGGGGCGGAGCATCGGCTGACGGTGGCGGTGGTGAGCGACGCGGCGGGCTTCGCGGCGGCGAAGGCCGCGGCGGCGGCGGTGGTCGCCGCGCTGACCGACGCGCCGCTCGACCTCGCGCCGGCGCGGGCGGTCGGGCTGTGGTTCGACCGGGCGCAGGCCTATCGGGCGGCGGACGGCGGCGGGCGGCGGATCGATCTGCGGTTCCGGTTGCGGGTGGAAGGCTAGGAGAACGGAGAGCGAGATGGCGGCACAGAACGGCAAGGATCTGCTGATCAAGATCGACCTGACCGGGGGCGGAGAGTTCCAGACCCTGGCGGGGCTACGCGCCACGCGGATCAGCTTCAACGCGGAGACGGTCGATGCGACGAGCCTGGAGAGCGCGGGCGGGTGGCGCGAGCTTCTGGCCGGGGCGGGCGTGCGGTCGGCCGCGGTGACGGGATCGGGGGTGTTCAAGGATGCCGAGGCCGATGCACGGGCACGGGCGGTGTTCTTCTCCGGGGAGATCCCGGCCTTCCAGGTGATCATCCCCGATTTCGGGATCGTCGAGGGGCCGTTCCAGATCGCGGCGCTGGACTATGCCGGCAGCCATGACGGCGAGGCGACCTACGAGATGAGCCTGGCTTCGGCCGGGGCGCTGGGCTTCACGGGGATCTGATGGGCAATCCGTGGCGGGGCGAGGTCGATATCGAGATCGACGGGCGGGTCTGGCCGGCGCGGCTGAGCCTGGGCGCGCTGGCGGACCTGGAGGCGGCGCTGGGCGCGGACAGCCTTGTCGCGCTGGCCGAGAGGTTCGAGACCGGCGGCTATTCGGCGCGTGATGTGCTGGCGGTGCTGCTGGCCGGGTTGCGCGCGGCGGGCTGGGCGGGCGACGCGGCGGCGCTGGGCCGGGCGGAGATCGGCGGCGGGCCGGTGGGCGCGGCACGGGCGGCGGCGGCGCTGTTGGCGCGGGCCTTCGCGCTGCCGGAGGAGGCGGGGCGATGAGCGGGGCGGGCACGGACTGGCCCGCGCTGATGCGCGCCGGGCTGGGCAGGCTGGGGTTGCGGCCGGCGGAGTTCTGGGCGCTGACCCCGGCCGAGCTGACGCTGATGCTGCGCCAGGGTGGCGGGCCGGCGCCGTTGGGGCGCGCGGCGCTGGCGGCGCTGGAGCGGGCCTATCCGGACCGGGGCAGGGAGGCACGGGATGCGTGAGATCGACGGATTGGACGACCTCGCCGACCAGGCCGCGGCGCTGGAACGCGCGCTGGACGGGGCGCAGGGGATGACCGGGGCCTTCGCGGACGAGGTGGGACGGCTGGGCCGAAGCGTGGCGCTGACCGGGCGCGAGGTGGCCGGTCTTTCCGCGGGTTTCGGATCGGGGCTGAGGCGGGCCTTCGATGGCGTGGTGTTCGACGGGATGCGGCTGTCGGACGCGCTGAAGGGGCTGGCGGCCAGCATGGCCGACAACGTCTATTCGATGGCGATGAAGCCGGTGCAGACCGCGCTGGGTTCGGCGCTGGCGGATGGCGTGGCGGGCCTGTTCGGCGGCGGGTTCGCGCAAGGCGCGGCCTTCAGCCGGGGCCGGGTGATGCCGTTCGCCAACGGCGGCGTGGTGCAGGGGCCCACGGCGTTTCCGATGGCGGGGGGGCGGCTGGGCCTGATGGGCGAGGCCGGGCCGGAGGCGATCCTGCCGCTGGCGCGGGGCGACGACGGGCGGCTGGGCGTGCGGGCCGCGGCCGGCGCGGCCGGGCGGCCGGTGTCGGTGGTGATCAATGTCACGACGCCGGACACCGCGGGGTTCGCCCGCGCGCAGGGGCAGATCGCGACCGAACTCGCGCGGCTGGTCGCGCGCGGTCAGCGCAACAACTGAGGGACAGATGGGTTTCCATGATGTGCGGTTTCCGCCGCGGCTGAGTCTTGGCTCGGCCGGCGGGCCGGCCTGGCGCACCGAGATCGTGACGCTGGCCAATGGTCATGAGGCGCGCAACGCGCCCTGGGCGCAATCGCGCCGCCACTATGACGCGGGGGTGGGCCTGTCGAGCCTGACCGACATCGCCGAGTTGCTGGCGTTCTTCGAGGCGCGGCGCGGCCGGCTTCACGGGTTTCGCTGGAAGGACTGGGCCGATCACCGCTCCGGCCCGCCGGGCCGGCCTCCCGGGCCGGCGGATCAGGTGCTGGGGATCGGCGATGGCCTCTCGGTGACGTTCGGTCTGGCGAAGACCTACCGATCGGGGGCGGCGTCTGTCCGCCGACCGATCGCGAAGCCGGTCGCCGGCACGGTTCAGGTGGCGCTGGACGGGGCCGCACTGCTTGAGGGCGCCGATTTCGAGGTCGACCCTGCGACAGGGACGGTGACCTTCGCCGTGCCGCCAGCAGTGGGCGGGACCGTGACGGCCGGGTTCGAGTTCGATGTGCCGGTGCGGTTCGACACCGACCGGATCGAGGTGTCCGTCGCCTCGTTCCAGGCCGGCGAGGTGCCGCGGGTTCCGGTCGTGGAGATCCGGCTATGACGGCGGAGGGCCACGCGCATCTTCAGGGCCCGACGACCACGGTCGTGCGCTGCCTGGCGCTGACCCGCCGCGACGGGCTGACGCTGGGCTTCACCGATCACGACCGGGCGCTGAGCTTCGAGGGGATCGCGTTTCGGCCCGAAAGCGGCACGGCGCTGAGCGCGCTCGCCTTCGGAACCGGCCTTGCGGTGGACAATGCCGAGGCGACCGGGGCGCTGAGCGATGCGGCGATCACCGAGGCCGATATCCGCGCCGGGCGCTGGGACGGGGCGGAGGTGCGGCTTTGGGCCGTCGACTGGTCCGAACCGGAGCGGCGCGTGCTGCGGTTTCGCGGAACGCTGGGCGAGATCACCCGGCAGGGCGCGGCCTTCACCGCCGAGTTGCGCGGCCTGGCCGAGGCGCTGAACCGGCCGCAGGGGCGGCTGTTCCAGGCGCGCTGTCCGGCGGTTCTGGGCGATGCGGCCTGCGGTGTCGATCTTGCGGCGCCGGGGCTTCGGGTGGCGGCGACGGTCGTGGCGGTGGAGGGCGGGCGAACGCTTCTGGTCTCTGGCGCGGGGGGCGCCGCGACCGGCTGGTTCGCCGAAGGGCTGGCGCAGGTCACCGGCGGCGCGGCGGTCGGTCTTGCGGCCACGATCCGAAGCGACCGGATCGAGGCGGCCGCATTGCGCCGGGTGGAGTTGTGGCAGGGGATCGATGCGGGTCTGGCCGCCGGCGATCCGGTCACTCTGGTTGCCGGATGCGACAGGCGGGCGGAGACCTGCCGCGAGAAATTCGGTAATATCCTGAATTTCCGTGGTTTCCCGCATGTGCCGGGCGAGGATTGGCTGCTGACGGTGCCGGCGCGCACCGCGCGGCGCGATGGCGGGGCGCTGCGGCAATGAGCCGGGTGGTCACGGCGGCGCGCGGCTGGATCGGCACGCCCTACCGCCATGGCGCTTCCTGCCGCGGGGCGGGCTGCGATTGCCTGGGCCTCGTGCTCGGGGTCTGGCGCGAGGTCCATGGGGCCGAGCCGGAGCCGGTGCCGGCCTATGGCCCGGACTGGTCGGAGGTGGGCGGCGAGGAACGGTTGTGGGCCGCGGCGCGGCGGCATCTGGAGCCGCGCGGGCCGGGCAGGATCGGTGCCGGCGAGGTGCTGCTGTTCCGGATGCGCGCCGGCGCGGTGGCCAAGCACCTGGGCATCGCCACCGGGCGGGGGCGGTTCGTGCATGCCTACAGCGGGCATGGCGTGGTGGAGAGCGCGCTGACGCCGCCCTGGGCGCGGCGCGTGGTGGCGCGGTTCGGGTTTCCCAAGGAGGGCTGAGAATGGCGACGATCCTTCTGTCGGCCGCCGGCTCCGCGTTGGGCGCGGGCGTCGGCGGGTCGATCCTCGGCCTGTCGGGGGCGGTGATCGGCCGGGCGGTGGGTGCGACCCTGGGCCGGGCGATCGATGCCCGCCTGCTCGGCCAGGGCAGCGGCGCGGTGGAGACCGGGCGGATCGACCGGTTTCACCTGTCGACGGCGGGCGAGGGCGCGCCGGTGCCGCGGATCTGGGGCACCGCGCGGCTGGCCGGGCAGGTGATCTGGGCCACCCGCTTCGTCGAACATGCGACGACCGAGACCGCGGGCGGCGGCAAGGGTGCGCCGCGGCAGAGCGTGACGCGCTACGGCTATTCCGTGTCGCTGGCGCTGGCGCTGTGCGAGGGGCCGATCCTGCGGGTCGGGCGGGTCTGGGCCGACGGGGTCGAACTGGGCCGCGATGAGATCGCGATGCGGGTCTATGCCGGCAGCGCCGATCAGGCGCCCGATCCGAAGATCGAGGCGGTGCAGGGCGCGGGCATGGCGCCGGCCTATCGCGGCACGGCCTATGTGGTGATCGAGGACCTGATGCTGGAGCGGTTCGGCAACCGGGTGCCGCAGTTCAGCTTCGAGGTGGTGCGCGCGGCCGATCCGCCCGAGGGGGTGGCGCGTGGGCTGGACCGGTCGGTTCGGGGCGTGGCGCTGATCCCCGGCACCGGGGAATATGCGGTGGCCACGACGCCGGTGAGCTATCGCGACGGGCCGGGCCGTTACCGCAGCGCCAACCGCAACGCGCCGGGGCCGCAGACGGATTTCGCGCTGGCGATGGACGTTCTGGGCGAGGAATTGCCGGCGGTGCGCTCCAGCGTCTTCGTGATCTGCTGGTTCGGCGACGATCTGCGCTGCGGGCAGTGCCGGATCCGGCCGAAGGTGGAATATCGTGGCCAGGAGGGCGCGGAGATGGCCTGGCAGGTCGCCGGGCTGACCCGCGCCACGGCCGGCGAGGTGCCGCGGCTGGAGGGCCGGCCGGTCTATGGCGCGACGCCGGCGGATGCGGCGGTGATCGAGGCGATCCGGGCGCAGCGGGCGGCGGGGCTGAGCGTGATCTTCTACCCGTTCGTTCTGATGGAGCAGATGCCGGGCAACGGCCTGCCCGACCCCTGGGGCGGCGCGGAGCAGGCGAAGCTGCCGTGGCGCGGGCGGATCACCTGCTCGGTCGCGCCGGGACGGCCGGGCACGGTGGACGGGACGGCGGCGGCCGATGCCGAGGTCGCGGCGTTTTTCGCCGGCGACCGGGGGTTTCGCGATTTCATCCTGCATTACGCGCGGCTGTGCGCCGAGGCGGGCGGGGTGGACGGGTTCTGCATCGGATCGGAATTCGTGGGGCTGACGCGGATCCGGGGCGCGGAGGGCGGCTTTCCGGCGGTGGCGGAACTGCGGGCGCTGGCGGCGGAGGTGCGCGCGATCCTCGGCCCCGACTGCCGGATCGGCTATGCCGCCGACTGGACGGAATACGGCGGCTACAAGACGCCGGAGGGCGATCTGCGGTTTCCGCTCGACCCGCTATGGGCCGATCCGGCGGTGGATTTCGTGGGGATCGACAACTACCTGCCGCTGTCGGACTGGCGCGAGGGCGCGGACCATGCCGATGCGGCGGCGGGCTGGGCCACGATCCACGATCCCGGCTACCTCGGGGCCAATGTCGAGGGCGGCGAGTATTTCGACTGGTACTATGCCTCGGCCGCCGACCGGGCGGCGCAGTTGCGCAGCCCGATCGAGGACGGCGCGCATGGCGAGCCCTGGGTCTGGCGGACGAAGGACATCCGGTCATGGTGGGGCAATGCCCATCACGAGCGGATCGGCGGGGTGCGGCAGGCCCGGCCGACCGCGTGGCAGGCCGGTGGCAAGCCGATCTGGTTCACCGAGATCGGCTGCCCGGCGGTCGACAAGGGGACGAACGCGCCGAACCTGTTCGTCGATCCGAAATCCTCGGAATCCGCGGTGCCGCCGTTTTCCACCGGCCTGCGCGACGATCTGATCCAGCAGCAATACCTGCGGGTGATGCTGGATCACTGGGACGCGGCAGAAAACAACCCGGTGTCGGGCGTCTACGGCGGGCGGATGGTGGACACCGGGCGCATCCATGTCTGGGCTTATGACAGCCGGCCGTGGCCGCGGTTCCCGAACGACCGGGCGCTGTGGTCGGACGGGGCGAACCATGCGCTGGGCCACTGGCTGAACGGCCGCGCCACGCTGCAGCCGCTGGCCGCCGTGGTGGCGGAGATCTGCGCGGCGGCGGGGCTGGCGGAGATCGATGTCTCCGGCCTGTGGGGGATCGTGCGGGGCTACACGGTCGCCGGCGTCACGACGGCGCGGGCGGCCTTGCAGCCCCTGATGCTGGCCTACGGGTTCGACGCGGCCGAGCGCGACGGGCGGATCGTGTTCCGGATGCGGGGCGGGCGGCCGGCGGCCAGGCTGTCGCGTGACGACCTCGTGCTGCCCGAGGGTGCGGAAGCGGCGCTGACAACGGTGCGGGCGGGGCCGGACGCGGTGCCCGGCCGGGTGCGGCTGACCTATGTGGCTGATGGCGGCGACCTTCCGGCGGCGGTGGCGGAGGCGATCCGGGCCGAGGCCGGCGGTGCGGATGTCGCCGACAGCGAGATGGCGCTGTTGCTGACCGGCGAGGAGGCGCAGGGGATCGCGGCGCGCTGGCTGGCCGAGAGCGGCGCGACGTCGGAGACGGTGCGGTTCGGCCTGCCGCCGGCCAAATCCTGGCTGGGGGCGGGCGATGTCGTCGCGCTGGAGGATGACGACGGCGCGGCGCGGCGGTTCCGGATCGAACGGGTGGAGCAGGATGTCGCCTTGACCGTGACCGCGGCGCGGGTCGAGGAGATGCCGGTGGCCGGCGCGGCGGGGCCGGCCGATCCGCCTGCACCGGCGGTGGCGGTGGCGGTGGCGGCGGCGCTGCCGGTCGATGCGGCGTTTCTCGACCTGCCGCTGATGCGCGGCGACGAGGTGCCGCATGCGCCGCATGTCGCCGTCGCGGCCGATCCCTGGCCGGGGCGGGTGGCGATCTATGCGGGGACCAGCGAGGATGCGCTGTCGCTCGACACCGTGGTCGAGCGGGCGGCGCGGATCGGCGCGCTGGCCGAGCCGCTGCCAGCCGGCGCGCCGGGGCGCTGGCAACGTGGCGCGCCCATGCGCCTGACGCTCGATGCCGCGCTGTCGGCGCGGCCGGCGCTCGATGTGCTGAACGGCGCGAACCTGGCCGCGGTGGGCGATGGCGTGACGTGGGAGGTGATCCAGTTCGCGGGGGCGGAGCTTGTGGCGCCCGGCGCGTGGCGGCTGGACCGGCTGCTGCGCGGGCAGGCGGGGACCGAGGCAATCATGCCGCCGGAATGGCCGGCGGGCAGCACGGTGGTGATGCTCGACGGATCGGCGGTGCAGATCGATCTGCTGGCCTCGGAGCGCGATCTGCTGCGCCGCTACCGCTATGGCCCGGCGGTGGCGCCGCCGGAGGATGCAAGCTACCGCGCCGTCGATCTGGCCTTTGCCGGTGTCGGGCTGCGGCCCTATGCGCCGTGCCACCTGCGGGCGCGGCCGGACGGGGCGGGCGGGCTGCGGCTGACCTGGCTGCGGCGCACGCGGATCGGCGGCGACAGCTGGGC